ATTACGTATACGTATATGGAAGATCAATTTGTAAGGACGTTTTGTCAACAATCAAGTATTTTGCCAAATCGTACCTTGCCACACTAACTATATGTTACATAACTTTAGCTATAATTTTATGCGACATTCAACTTAACATTTATTATTACTATTAACCCATTATATTATTATTACTTCATAACATTATTGGTATTACTGCTCTGCACTCATTATTACTATTTGCAAGCTTATTATTATTGCAATAAATTTATTATTATTACGTAACACAATCTCTATTATTATTATTACCACTGCATATTACACTCATTATTATTATTATTGCACTCACTTAATTAGCATTCACGTAACTTTACAGTTACAAAAACACGTAGCTTTAATTAGTTACACACGGAAGGACAAACCTTATCTTACACGGCGCGATCTACTCAGTAAAGAAGAAACTGATGTTTAGCTATTAGAAATGACGAACTTTTTCTAGGCGACATTAGGATTCAGTATTGAGGGGGTAGGAGTAAAGTGTAAGCAATAAATAGTCAATAGTATACCTTAGGATTTCACCACGGTCGAATCCTTTCATGAAGGTATGCTGGCAACACATTCCCGAAATCTAGATAGTCGTAAGACTTATAAACACCCAAAATTGCTTATGCTGAGGGGGACATATCACACACGAGTGTGACGTTAGCTGTAATTCTTGATGGATGGTCGTCGCCCCAGGAATGTTGCGCTTGCTTTGGGCTCAGCGATATTCATGAATTTGCAAAAAACCAGAGAGAGTAGAGTTAGAGAAGAAGGATGCTGCCTTCTAAACCAGCAAACCCAGGATTCATTTGAGAATCCTAACAAAAAGGAACTTTCGTATGAGTTCGTCGAACGCATGCGACATAAGTTCCTCAAGCCCCGCTTTAATGAAAGCAAAAATTATGTGAATACCGTCCTTTCTTCCAAGACAGTTGAAGGAATTTACATCTACGAAATGCCTTGTTTTGCGTTGCGCAGCTCACTTCGGGTACGCAATTATCAAGCGCTTGAAAAGTGCAGGCATTTGTTGTTTGATTTAGTAGAGAATGGATATTTTCTTTATTATTTTAAACACGGGAAAAAGAAGTGGCTCACGCACTTCAATAAATTACTTAAAAATGGAGAGGTGTGGAATCCATGGGATAACACTCATAGATACACCCTTACCAAAGAAATCCTTAAGGAATTTCAGTACATACCTGCGTGTTTTTCACAGTGGCCTAACACTGTCGTACCGCAGGGTTTTATTACAGATTATGTTTCTGCAGACGCACTTGGTGTCGCTGCAGGGCTGGGCGCTGGTTTACTTGCCACCGACTACCTCAGTATATGGGGAGCTATAGGAGCTGGTTTGCTTACCACCGCTATGTGCGGGCTTGTTATAACAGCTGCACAGAAAACGTCTGAACATGTAGTAGGTCCCACAGGAACTATCGCAAGTAAAGTCGAAGCCATGGTTAAGAAATATACTGACGACATTTTGTCTGCTATAAAGGAAAAACTCGGCGGAGAATACTTGCAATATGCTAAGTATATAGGATACGTGGTACTAGCCTATGTCATATACAGGCTTATTAAGTCTGATCTTTTGTCATCTTCAGCCACGGCCATATACCTTTCGGTGATACATGGACAAGATGTTCCCGAAGTGGTTGACGTACAAGCAAAAGGAGGCCCTAAAGGCACACCTTTATTTTTAGCACTCACTGCTCTTGCCTTAGGAGTAGGCGTTAGTGCTGCCACAGTTTATAGGAATTATGGCTCATGTAAAGCTATATTTGCCGATATAGAGACCACATTTAGCGCTGATAACATGAAAGAACTCATTAATTGGCTGCGAAACATATGTGGTTATCCCGACTACTATGATTTGACCAATGAATGGGATTTTCTGGACGATTTACAGGAATTTTGTGATCTACCAGAAATTCATACCAAGTTGATGCAAGATGTAGACACATGGGATAAACTCGTGGAGTATGCAGAGACTCTCGCTACTTTCAAACCAAATTTAGACGAATGGAGCAATACCGACAGACTGCGTCTATCTTCACTTAAGAAGCAGATACAGAAATACATGAATACGTACGGTAAGTCTGATCCCAGAGGCAGATATAGGGTGAGGCCAGTTTCCGTATACATGGAAGGTGCCCCTGGCAAAGGAAAGTCTTCCCTTGCTAAAGTGCTCGCTCGTCTCATTCATGAGCGTTGCAAAGGAGACACGCTGCAACGTCCTCAAGACTATATGTTCGGGATGAAGAATAGTAAATTTCCATTTGAAGGATATATTCCTTCGAACCATACTATTGTGTGGAATGACGACTTTCTTCAAAGCACAAATACTCAGCAGAATGCTGAACTTATGGAAGAAATGATGAAAATTTTAGAAGATGCTCCCTATATCTGCAATACTGCTTTTGATGACAAAGGTAAGGTATATTACAGAGCAAGAGGGCATATTTTCACAACTAATAGGGGTACCGATTTTAGTACAGCAGGTGTCCTGTCGATGGCCGCTTTTTTCCGCCGTTTGGATCTTTCTTTAATCGTAGATCTCGATCAAGATTGGAAGAAACTACCGATGGAAGAGAGATGGATACTCAGAGAACCAGAGCATAAAGGTTACATTAAGAAGTTTCCAGGTAAGCAGGTTCTCAAATACTATGATGTTGCCGAGTACATCTTAAAAGCTTGTAATGTAGCCGAGACAGCTAAAGACTCACAAGAGATACTAGATTTCGACCCTTTTTCTGTTTTCAAAGTTACAAAGAATCCTGAGTTGATGTCTATGTCTTTGAGCGATAGTTTTGCTTCAGACAGCTCTAGCGAAGAAGAGTTGCAACGCGCAGAACCGAAGAAGGGAATGGTGAAGCAAGGGAAAGGTAAAGCCCCATCCCGAGTGCGAATGCCAAAAAAGAAAGTTACTTCATCATCGTCGAGCAGAAGTTCCTCGTCAGGAAATATACCCGTCGCGACTTCTTCTTCTTCTCACGCGGAAACAGAAGAGGTTAAAGTGGTGTCCCAGGCCGCGAAGCGCTTAGCCACCACACGTGAATATGTTCGGGACACGATGATTCCCGGAGTGAAGGAGTATGAAATCTCTTTCAGCCGCTTTCTTCGTGAGGAAGAAAGGTGGCAAGACGTTTTGTTGGGAGACAAACCACATGCAGTTAAAATGCGCGAAGAATATGGGATTAAAAAGGAAGATCTCACCGCACTTCGAAAATTGCATCTTCATGGAAACAATAATGACGATGCTCTTGATGCTTCAACGCGGCGCAAAATAAAGGCCCTCATACCCGCTGATGATGATGATCCAGCTCAGGTATACCATACTGCTGTTCTCAGTACAGGAGAAAACTACTACAACTTTCCAACGTTGGACCTAACTTCGGTCGCTGGAGAATGTTCTCAAAGAAAGAATCGCGCAGGTTTACCTTTGTGGGTAATTTCACGCGATTTGACTACCGACAAACAAATCGTGAACATGCACTTTTGGACTAAGATAGGCCTCTGTGTTCAGTTGACTATGACAGCAGTTATGGTCTACGCTATGCTCAGGTTTGTGTGGTTTATAATCGCTTCGGTTTTCAAAGCCTTGAGTTCCGTTTTTGCATTTTTTACTGAAAAACCAAACCCTGCAGCTTCCATACACGAAGAAAGAGTCGAAGAACAAGCCTATGGACTTTATGAACGCGAGGGAGAGATACACAAGGTTAGAGAAAATCGCTTAAGTAAAGCGCGGGTTTGTGATAAGTGTAAAACACGTAATCTGGTAAAGTCAAAACATTGCCACCATTGCGGCACTGATGTTACCAATGTCGAACCACAAGGAAAACTCACCTCCTTCAGTCCTGTAGAAGATGTCGATAGGAAAGTGGTCAATAATATATATAAGTTGTCTGTTAGAAGGGGCACGTATATATCTGAAGACCATATACTTATGGCAAATTTACGCCAAGGCTTCGTTGCAGCACATAGTGTTGCGAACTGGGAAGACGTGTCGGAAATTACTATTCATAAGCATGGTGGCACTTCCTATATTTTTGATCCTTCGAACATTAAGGTAACTCTTTATTCGGGCGAACACACGGCCGTGTTGACATTACGTTCTCGGACCATCCCTAATGTCCGAGATATTTCTAAGCACATACCGTCTCATGCGTACATACAAGAGGCGAACAGTGTCATATGGAGAAGAGAAATCCGCATGATAGATGGAGAACCAACCCGAATTAACGTGGAAGGTACAGTTGTCTGCGCGACATATGGGCGCTCCTATAGTTCGGTTGATGGTAAGTTCGAAGTTGACCATGGCGTCCTTACTTCTATCACGGATAATTATTCCGGCCTATGCGGAGCCCCTTACTTTGGCTTCAATATGGACAAGAAAATTTACCAAGTGATGTACATACATGTTGCCAAAACAGCCACGGGCAACTCGCTACTTAGCTGTATAGCAGTCGATATGTTAGAACCTCTTGATGGCACCATCGTCGAGAACCAGAATTTTACCTACAAGGCATCAGATGCTCTGTTTCCTCAGGGTACAACGCCAGTAGGTCGTCTGACTAAACCCCTCACAGTGGCCAATAGCACAGATTATGAAGAATCTATGTTGCGGGCGATAAAAGATAATGAGCAGGTCGATACACACTTCCCTTTGCAAGGAGTTCCTGCCATGACTGCTTTTTGGAAATCCATGCGTTTTAAGTACAAACAACCCAGGCCCGCCCCTGAAAAGATGCTAGATTTCATTTCCAATAACATCAACAAATTGATTCCGAACTTCAGAGCGAACATCAACCATAGATGCAGAAGGTTGACTATGGAAGAAGCGGTATTTGGCAATGATGTACTTAGCCCCATAGATCTCACGACCAGCACAGGCCCTACCTTGCAATATATGAGAATATTTGATAGAGGAAGCCTTATAAGAAAGGAGGATCGATATATATCTCCTCTTCTGGTTGCTATGGTAAATCAGTTACAAGACAAGTATCATGACGGAGAATGGGAAGAATTCTACGCTTCGCTTGCTCTGAAAGACGAACCCTTGCCTCATAAAAAAGATGTCAAGCGGGTCTTCACCATCTTTGATCTACACGTGCTTATATTTATGCGCATGGAACTTGGAGATCTCTTCCAAGAACAGCTTCTTCATCACAATGAAACGTCATGTGCTATAGGAATCAATCCTCATAGTGCGGAATGGGCCGTATTAAGAGAACGCATGCTTCGTTATATGAACTTTCTCATGAGCGATTTCAGCAAGTTAGACGTGACCATTACTGAATGGATGTTCATGCTCCTCGGGAGATATGTAAACCAGATTTATGGTTACAGAAAAGGTTCACCCCCTTACATCTGCTTAGAGGGCATATTCTCAGCAGTTTGTGCTCCTAGTCTCATAGTAGGAGAACACGTTTTCATAGGCGTTTTTAACGCCTCTGGTTGGTTGCTCACTTTGTTCACCAATGACTTTGTGGGACAATTTACTCATGGGTTTATTGCAAGTGCCATTGCAATAAACAACAAGCTGCCTCCTTTTGTTTTCCAAGATCATATGTATCTTGTATCATATGGAGATGATATGCTTAAATCTTTTTCTTCTTACGCGAGACAATACATTAGTCCTGAGAAACTAGCTCTATGTATGAACGAGTATTTTGGGCTGTTCCTCACAGGAATAGACAAGAAAGACGCAGGGAGCTGGACTACAGATCCAGAAACCCTGCAGTTTATTGGAAGAGGGTTTAGCTCGCGAGGAGGTGTTATTATGGCGCCTTTGCAGACTTCAAGTATGCAGAAGATGGTGGACTGGGTGAGGAAAAGCAAAACGGTTTCTTTACATACCGTCTATCAGTCCATAATTTATTCACTAATGTACGAAAGTATTTCGCACGGTAGGGCAGCTTACGAACAATTGGAAGAAAAATTGCGACCCATAGCGGTTGAATATAATTTTCAATTTAATTATGCTAATTATGACGATGCCTACAACCAATACATGGATGCCTATCGGTGCAAACCGGGCAGAGAAATCGCTGCTCAACAACTGTTTAACAGTCGTGGAGGACTTAAAACTCAAATGGTTGACGCCTAGGTGCACGTGCCTTTCGCGTGAAACTTTAGCATGCAATTAGGTTCATTGTATGCTTAATAAGTAACCGGACCTGCTAGTACACAAACACATAGCAATACAAATCTGCCTCTAGATACAGAGAGTGGAGCCTCATTTGAGGAAAAAGCCGAAACGGCACAAGTATCAACCCAAGAATTCAATTCGGTCTCATTCGTAGAACCTGTTTCTTTAGAAGATTTGAATTCTTCTCGTATAGTCAATAAGATAAATAGCTTTCCTGACCAATTTCCACAAAACATAGCTGGAAGAAGAAGACTTTTTTCTTCAGGGAGTCTGGCTGATGGAGGAGGTATCCCCATTCCTCAAGTGTTTAATATAAATCAGACGATCAAGAATGATTCTCGTTTTAACGAAATACTTAGGTACTTCAAGGGAATCAGATACGATATTAAGTTCACTATAGTCATACGAGCGGCAGCTGGCACCTACGGAGTTTATATAGCCGGGTACCAGTATGGCCCTGGAGATGCCACTTTTGATGCTCTTATGACAAGCGATTGCTGGATAGCTGATGTGTCCACCACAGAAGCTATCGAGTTTACTGTGCCTTATAGGTATTCTCACAATTTTCTTTTGGCAGAGACACTTAAAGATACGGATTATGCGCGCGTCTTTTTAGCAAACGTGTTTACGCGTTCTTTGGAAGGGGGTACGTCTGACATTTCCTATCAGATGTACTATGCGTTAGAAAATGTAGACGGAGCAATACCCACAGCAGATAACCTCGTGTACCCTCAATCCTCTTTTACCAAAACTGGAATGGGAGGTACTTTTCTCACGCATGCTCAAACCATCAATAATATAGGGATAGTAGGAGCGTCAGTGTTGGACTCTCTATACGGCACAGATTATACCGAGCAACGACAGGTTCCCACAGTCAACGCTTACCAACCTCTTCCTTCAGATCTCACAGATGATGGATCCCCGGCGGAAAACTTACGTCCTGATGTAAAGTCGGATTCTAAAAGTGGTAAGTCCAAAGGTATAAAACAAGCCTTTTTTGGTGATATGTCTACACTTACCCCGGAATATGGAGTTCCTTCATTAGGAGAAGAAGAGTACCCTCAAGCCGTTTTTCATCCGAAAGCCATGCTTATGAGTAATAACATGACCATAAAGGACATAGGTATGTTACCCGGACTTTACACAGGAGCTACGTTTACAAATAATACGGCCCCTGGTGATAGCTTCACCCTGCGCTTACAACTTGGTGGAGAGCGTGCGCAACCTCTACGCTATGCACGCAGTCCAGCTTCTTATTATGCACGGTACGCAAGATATTGGAGAGGTCATCATAAATTACTTTTTCACTTTTTTACTAGTCCACTTATAGCAGCGAGGTTTAAGATTACTGTTAATTACAGTGTTGACCCCGATTCTGGAGTATTTTCAGGAGGTCCTGGGTATGAGGCGCCCACAGACGTATTTCTTATCAAAGGGTCTACTACTAAGAGTTATTCGATCCCTTTTATGAGTAGTCATGCTGTAATTCCAGTACAGGAACAGTACGCTTGCGTTACTCTCGAACTCCTCGATCCCCCTACCACCTTCTCAGCAGTAGAAACTTCGGTCTACGTACTCGTAACACACTCGGTTGACGACTTAGAACTTTACAGTCTTCAACACGGTCTGTCCACTGAAACAGTAGTCCCACAGTCGAGCCTCAGACACATGCATAGGATGCCAGCTGAACATGACTTTGGCGGAAGAAAGAATTTTCTCACTGTTAATATGCCTAGGATACATACGGTGTTGGAAATGATGCGCAGGTATGATGATAGTCCAGAACCCATCATATCCATAGATACTATGCCCACCAATATTGGAGGAGGCCGTGGTTTTTACAATATACAATCTAACTTAGTTACTGCATCATTGCCTTTTGCGTATATATCCGGAAGTGTTGAAAATCGTCTCTATTATGACACAGCAACGACTTCACTTAAGTCCGCGATGTTGACCAATTTCATAGACAATACCAATAATTACGCCGCTAATGGAGAAACGCTCACCCTTACTCCTGCTTGGCCCATTTTGGATTTCAGAACCCCATATAGAGCTTCTGTCCCTATGGTCCGCAGAGAAGGATTTGGCCTTCCCCCTGCCTTCCAGCAACCAAATATGGCTGACGTAAAACTCAGCGATACCTCTCCTACTCGTACCTTGGTGAGAGCAGGACCTGATTTCGCTGTCCATTACTTCAACTATCTACCTGGAACTGGATGGTCTTAGATAAATAGATACGGCACTCACGCATAG